AATTGGAAGGGGTTCCAACCTGAACAATTAGGAGTGGTGGCCCCTTACTCTGCCGAGAAGTTTTTTCATGATTATCATGAGGCGCTAAAGAAATTCGAAGCCATGTTCTTTGACAATTTAATGAGGATTGAATGGGCTGATCGCAAGGTCTCCTATAAAGGGATTGCCAGAGCTTCCTTTGAGGGTAATTACGCCCCCCATTACTGGAACTATGCGATAAAGACTCTATACCAATCTCTGGTTGGCTATGGACGAAAAATGATAAAGAATAAAACTTACAGAGCCATACAGGGGTATGCTAATGATTTTTTCCCTGGCTTTGAAGATATTAATGGGTTTGAATTTTTCTTTAAATTTCCTTTCGAGCATATTACCTTGGAGTATGTAGTCTGCGTGGCTGACTTAAAAGAGCGCCTTGAACTCCTCAAAGAAGCTGAGGAAAAAAAATTAACTCTCCCTCAATTCCATGATTATGTGGCCCAGTACTGCACAGACGAAAGAATCAGGACCGGTCGTAGGTTTAAAATCTATTGGAACCGCTTTGATACGGCAGCTCCATATGTGAATGAGGTATATACTCTGGCTCAAAAGATCCAGTACAGGAAAGATAGGAAACAGGGAGGCTCCAAATGAGAAAAAAACCTTTAATTATTTTTAATGACACTACCGATTCGCGAGGGGCTAGTTATAAAGATAACACCCGTCAGCAGAACCTCTTGCTTAAAGGAATGTTGCTTACTTCCAGTTTTGTTTCTGCCGCTAATTATGCAGGAATTAAGCGTAAAGTAGATTTGTACCGAACATGGGACAGGTTGACTTTGCGTAAGGATTTTCATTTGGCTTTGGAAACAGAAGGAGTGGACATGTCCTTTCTTGTGCGCGGGTTGAAAGATCAAGCCGAGAACTCACTTAAAGATTCGGTTAGGCTAGGGGCTTACCAGACTTTTCTTAAGGCTTTGGGCTTAGATAAATATGAAGTGGCCGAAGAAAAGTCTCAAGGATGGGAAGAAGCCTTGAAAACTTTGGATAAAATGCCTAACCCTACGCTAGCAGCGCCAAAAAGTGCTGGTTATGATGTTATTATCCCAAAAATTCCCGAATCAGCAATGGAAGATCTTAGGAAAGAGGAAAAATTAGGAAAGGAACTGTACGAAGATGGAACTTAATGCTGAAACTTTAGAAAAAGTTAGGGCAATGAAAGATCCAAAGTTTTATTTGGAGAATTTTTGTCAGATTAAGACTAAAAATAGGAAGTTTGTTCCTTTTATACTTAACGAAGCCCAGAAAGATCTTTACAACACCCTAGTTAGGGACGAGGCTAAGCGAGTGATTTTGCTTAAAGCTCGGCAATTAGGCTTTTCGACAGCAATCTGTGGGTTTTTTTATCATGACACCATAACTAACCCAGGGACCACCTCCGTTATCATCGGGTATAACCGAGAAATGACCACGGAGCTCTTGGAAAAGGTCAAGTTATTTTATAACACTACTCCTGAAGCGTTAAGACCTGAAATTAAGTATAATTCTCGATATGAAATGAGTTTCCCTAAGCTTGGTTCCAAGATTTTAGTTCTTCCTTCTAATTCCACTGTAGGTAGAGGATATACAATCAACAATTTGCTTTGTGTTTCTGGAGAAACTGAAGTTTTAGTGGTTGGAGACCAAGTTAGAAAGGTCTCTGAGTTAAAAGAAGGAGAATTGATAATGAATGGTGGTGGTGGTTATAGTCCCATTAAGAAAATCATTTCTAAATTAAATGATAAAAGGCTTTTGACTATAAAACCTATGGGTGTCCCAGCGTTAACTCTTACAGAAGACCATAAAGTATTAACCAGAACTTTTAAATCAGGCAAACCTTCATGGGAGAAATCTTCCAATCTTACTTTAGATAACTATATGGCTTTCCCATGTTCCCAAGGAAGAGAATGTTTTAAGTTTTTAGAAATTACCCACTCTTGGATAAAGGGAAAAGAATATTATTGGACTCCGATTAAAAGTATTGTCGAAGCCCCTCAGGAGGAACTGGTTTATGATATTGTTCTACCTAATGATCCTCATAGCTTTGTGACTACTTCAGGAATTGTGTCCAACTGTACTGAACTTGCCCTGTGGGACAAAGCCGAAGAAAAGATGATGACTTTAGAGAGCTCTGTCCCTATTGATGGGAGAATTGTAGTCGAAAGTACTCCAAATTCAATTGGGAATTTATATCATGAAATGTGGGTCAGAGAGAATGACTATATTAAGAAAGAGTACGGGTGGTGGTGGGCTTATACCGAAGAAGAAATTGAAACTATTAAGCGCCGCATGAATAACCCCCAGAAGTTCGCCCAGGAATATGCGTGTCATTTCTTGGCCTCCGGACGTTTGGTTTTTGACAGTCAAGCAGTTCTAAGGCAAAGAAAGAATATCTTAAAGACTGAAGATTTGATTAAACAGATAGAAGGGGTTAAAAGTACCCAAGAAAAAGTTTTTCTTTATGACGGAATGAGAGTTTATAGGCAACCAACAGATGATGGCATATATGTTTGCGGGGTAGATAACTCTGAAGGAGTGGAGGGTGGAGATTATACTGTTGTTACTTTTTTCAATAGAAAAACCGGAGAAGAAGTGGGCTTTTATCGTGGTTTAATTGCCCCTGATAGATTGGCTATAAAATTAAATGCATGGGGAAGATATTTTAAGAATGCATTAATGTGCGTGGAAATTAACAATCACGGGTTATCAACTATCACTGAATTAAAGCACCTGATGTATCCTAATTTCTATTTTAGGCCTTCTAAGTTTGATGTATTAGGGATGACGTCTAGCGATAAGATGGGCTGGAGGACCACACCGATAACCAAACCTTTAATGATTGATGATTTGAATAAGGCACTCCGGGATGATATTATTACAATCCATAGTAAAGAAACATTGGATGAAATGCTGACTTTCATTTATTCAGATTCCGGAGATATGCAACCCACAACCAGGTCATATCACGATGATACAATTTTCGCAACGGCTGTGGCCTTCCAGGGGTTCAAAGTTCTGGTTGATAAAGCTCCGACTCAACTGAATTTTGCTAAATACCTCCCCAGTAATTTTAGTTATTAACTAAATGGATGACTTGTGTCATCATATAAGATATCTAAGGAAATAATCTTTATGGTTGCAAAAAATAAGAAGGCTAATGTGAAAAAGTTTAAAGATAGACCGACATATAAGGCTTCCGATTGGGGAGAGACGGATTTATGTCAGGTCTTTAGCCAACAGCGGGACGAGGCCAGGACATACTTTTTAAGTCAAATAAAACCAAGGTTAGACAGGTCTTACAAGTTGTATATTGCGTGGCCTGGTGATCGAGCAAAAGAGATTCAACGGTGGCAATCCAATGTTTCTATACCTTATGTTCAGGGAGTCATTGAAACAATGGTTCCTAGGATAATTGACGCTCGTCCTGATTTTTCAGTGCAGGGAAGGAACAAAGATAGCCAGGCAAGAGCCTCTAAATTAGAAGGGCTCTGCAATTTCTACTGGGAAAAAGCTGAGATGGACTCGAAAGTTGAAATGCTAGTGAGGGCAGCCATGACGTATGGGACTGGATACCTTCAGGCCTATTGGCGTAAAGACGTGAGGACTTTGAAGTTCCTGCAAACGGATGATTTGACAAAGGAACTAACTTGGAAAGAAAAAGAACGTACTTTTTATGATGCTCCGACCGCTGATTGGGTTGATAACTATAGTCTTTGGTATGATTGGAGAAATGTGGAAGCGAAGAATAAGCGCTTTTGGTTTGTAAGACGTGTTTTAACCGAGGGTGAAATAACACGTCGCTATCCCATGGCTGACCCAGACAAATTGGCTTTGTTAAAGCCTGGGGGGGATATCTCTGACTATGCTTCAATCCGTCAGGAGGTTAAAGCTACTAATACGCATATCAGTCGTGGACAGGAGATATTTTCTGGTAATTTTGGCACAGGGAACACCTATCATGGAGACGACAACAGTGAGCTGTTTGAGGTGTTTGAATGGTGGAGACCGCTTGATGATCTTTACTCGGTTATGGCTAATGAGATCCCTATCTTAAAGGGCGGAGAAATTCCGAATCCTTATGATTTCAAAGAGACTCCTTTTATTGATATCCCTTACTTAAAAGTCCCCGGTGAGTTTGAAGGCTATGGTGTTCCGATGATCTTGGAATACCTTCAGATAATGCTTAACACCATTAAGAACCAGCGCATTGACGCAGTGACCTTAAACATCCACAAGATGTGGATTGTTAATCCCCTAGCTAACATTGACAAGGCTGAATTAGTAACCAGGCCTTTTGGGATTATCTATTCTCCCGACCCTAATGGAGTACGTGAAGTCCAGTTCTCCGATGTAAAAGAGTCTGCTTTCAAGGAAGAAGATATGTTGAAGAATGATATGAGGTATGCTTCTGGTGTAGACGATGCTTCTATGGGGAGTGGGGGGCAAGCCAGCTCCGCTACAGAAGTTCGCCATTTACGCGAGTCTACCATTGAGCGCGTGCGCTTGTTTGTAAATCATTTAGGAGATGGGTTTGCTAATTTGCAGCGCTACTGGATAGAAATGACCCGCCAATTCTTCACCGAAGATATGACTATCAGGATTGTTGGAAATGATGGGAAAGTGGAGTTCCCTCTGATAGAGAAAGATGACTTGATGGGTGAATTTGATTTTAAATCTACAGTTTTGCCTTCGATAGCCGGGCAGAACGAAGTTAAGAAGAAGCAGGACATGGATTTGTTACAGTTGTTGATGCAGTTGCCGTTTATTGATCCTAAGAAATTAGTTTCTAAAGTTTTATTCGATTGGAACTGGGACGCTGAATCTATAATGGCTGAACAGCAACCTGGGGCACCTCAGCCAGGGCAAGAACAGCCACAAGAAGACCCTAAAGTTAGTAAGTCCTTGAGTTTTAAGGATTTGCCTCCTGACGGCCAAGTTCAACTGGCGGCTCAGGCAGGCATCAAGCTTGGCCAGGGGGCGCCTCAACAAGGTCCTTCTGGAACTCCTCCTGAGGCAGGGGGCCCGATGCCGGGTCAACCTCCTAGCCAACCAATGCCTGGGGGTCCCCCTCAGGGGCAAGGCGGACCAAGAGATAGCGTAAGTCAGGAACAGAGTGGTAGAATAAACCCAGCGGTTGTAATGGAGGCTCTAAGACGATTAGAAAGTGAGGGAGGCAGTCCAGGACAATATGGGGGGCCGAGTTCCTTTGCTGAATTTTCTAGGCCAATTCCTCCGGGAGTTCAGTCAGCTCAACCACCACCGACAGCTCCGGGAATTCCCTTAAGTCAGCCGGGTATGACTCCCTTCGGCAATGCAAATCAGGTAGGGAAAACAAGTAACCCTCGGGGTTTTAACAGGAGTGGGAAAGTAAACACAAATATTTCTTCAGGAAATAATGCAAGTCCAGAGTCGAGCTTGCTTAATAGGACGTTTAATTTACAAAAATAACAATTATGGCTTATCTACCAAATAGGAGAGCAGGAGTCCTAAGGAGACTCATGACGAAAAAAGTGGAGGAGATCAATACGCTTGACAATCCTTTCCCGCAGACGATCAGGATCCCTTACAAGGCACTTCCAGAAGCTAAGACTTGGCAACCTGGGGAAAAGTACTGTTTGCACATAGAAGTAGAGCAGCAGTCCGCTACTAAAGATGGTTCCACCTTTGACATAATTAAAGTCGGAGTAGCTCCGGATGCGGAAGGCCACTAATATGACAAAGAAAGCAGCCACCGCCAAGAATGCCTTGTTACAAGCGATGCTAAAGCGGATGTCGAGT